CCGTACAGGAATATGGCTGGAATGGCGTAACCATATGATTTCAATGGAATAAGACGCATAAAAAGGCAAATTCAGGACTACTAAAACACACAATCATGCACCAATGAAATCAAATACATAGCGGTGTGTTTCGGAAGAGTTCACTTCCCATCCGGAACCACTGTCATCCCCGATCGTGCATAGTTCATTGCGAAAACTCGTAGACGATACAGATACCGCCAGTGCCATTTCCGCCAGCAGTTGCCGCCGCGCTTGCGCCCTGTTCTGATCCGCCTCCGCCAGCTCCGAAACCAGCGCCAGCAGCGCCGGCAGAATTCACACTGATATTGCCGCCCCCGCCAAATGGACTACTTGCGCCGCTTCCGCCTACGGCAAGCGCCGACGAAACGGCGATACCCATTGCCCCCAAAGCGCCGCGCGAATTGAACAAATTCCCACCAGTTGGATTCGAAGCCGGCGTGAGAGGGATTGCGATCGTCGCGGCTGATACTGCCGGTGCGATGTTTCCGCCCGCGCCGCCGGGTACAGATATGAGAGCGCCAAAACTTGACGTGCCGCCACTGTTACCAGCAGCACCAGATACGCCCGTTCCCCCAGAGCCGATCGTGACGGTGACGCCGCTGAATCCGCTCGTGAGATAGCTCATTGCGCGGCCGCCAGCCTGGCCGCCAGCCCCAACACTGATTTGCCCGGTAGAGGTCGCCGCCGTACCGCCCCCAGCGCCGCCGCCCGAAACTATGTCGACGATGACTGCTGCTGTCCCCGTCGTCGGCGTATAGGTCGCAGTCGAGGTGAAAACCTGAACGTTGATCAGTCGGCCTATAAATCCGGTGAGGGTGCTCGTAGCCTGAAGCGTGGTGAACTTGGCAGCAGCAGGCGTTGTGATCCCGATCGTAGCGTTGTTGATCGTGCCGCCGCTGATCGTCGGAGATGTATTGAGCACGACGGATCCCGAGCCAGTTGAACTCGTGACGCCAGTGCCACCTTGTGCTACTGAGAGCGGAGTGGACAGCCCACTCAGCGAGGTGATGTTGGCATTCGCGCCCGAGGTAGCCACGTTCGAGTTACAACCGAACCCAGAGCCATTGGTCCATTGAAGCGCTTGCGCAGCCCCATTGCATCCCGTGACTACCACTGCGGTAGGCGAGGCGGTTGAGTTGGTAGCATTAGCGACGACTGTATTCGCGGCCTGAGCAACTAGCCCGGAAGCGGTAACGTTCGCCCAACCCGGGGCAGAAGACGCGCCCGTCGAAACAATCGCCTGCCCTGCTGTCGAGCCGGCCGGGTTGAGCAACTGAACCGGGTTCAGCGTCGCGCCGAAGGCGGACGCGCAAACGAGCGCGATGAATGCGGCGAAAATCCGTTTCATGCTCATTCTCCGTCAGGAATGGTAGCGTTCGCGCCGTCGTCATGATTGATCGACTTCGCGCAATGGTCGCGCTGGAAAATATCGAGGAAGCGGCAGAGAATGCATGCCCACGCACGATTGTTTTTCTGCGCTTTGCCGGCGCGACTCGAGAGGGTTTCGTTAGCATCGCCACCAGTCGCGACGTTCAAACCTTCGTCGAACCAGCGCGCCCAGTTCAGCAGATATCGGCCCACCCAGTTCATCGTTGATCCCCGGCCGGCGTGGACTTCGCCAGCAATTCGTTGACCTGGCCCGTGTCACTCGTCGAGCCGAACCAGAAGTGAACGACCACGAGCCAGACCGTGCCGAGCGTGCCGGTTGCCGAATAGATCAGAGCCTTGCTGCCATCCGGGACTTGCATCAGGAACAGGGCTGCGAGCAGTCCGAAGAAGCCGAACGTGATCAGGAACGTCAGCCACGCAGGAACGATCGACCTGTTCTTTGTCTGCATGTCGCGCGCGCTGATCGTGTCCTGCACCTTCAGCAAGGCCAGCGTCTCGACGTCCTTGAACCCGGCCTGCGCCATTGCCAAAGCGTAGTCCTGATCCGCCTTGCGCATCGCAGCCAGTTGTTCGGGCGTCGCACCGCTGATCGCCGCGGCGATATCGTTCTGCCGGTCGTCGGTCGACGCATCGGGCTTTGGCGTGAGGCCGAACACTGCTTCAAGCGCCGCAAGGCCGCCGCCAACAAGCGGGCCGCCGAGTACGGTGCCGATCGTCGGGGCCAGCTTCTCGACGACATTCAATGCGTCTGTCCAACCGCTCATGATTACGCTCCTGCGAAATTCGAACCGAGGATGAACAGAGCGCGCTCGGCGTCGCGCCGGTGTTCAAGACCTGCCATCACCTTGCCTGACGCCATGTCCCACCGAAGGAATTGATCTGCTGCGCCCTGAACATTCCCGGCATTCAGCATCTTGAGAAGCGTTGAGCCTGCAAGTGCGCCGACGCCGAGGTTGTACGCGAAGTCACAAAGCGCGCCCTTCTGCTCGTCGGTGATGTCGACGGTGACAAGGGAATCGACACGGGCGCCGATAGCCGTCATCCGCGCGATCAGATCCACATCAGCCTGATTCTGGGTCCACGTCACGCCTTGCGTGATGCCGGGTCCCGTCGCGCCGTAACCAATCGTCCACGGATCGCCACCGCTGGCCGGGTCCGGGTACGCCGTCAGCACGCAACCTTCGAATTGCTTGGCGAGGTTGATCGCCATGTCGATCCAACTCATGACCTCTCCTTATCGGTGAGTACTTTCAGGATCCGCTCTTCGAACGCGAGCACCGCTTCTTCGAGCGAGATGATCTTTTCGAGCATCTTCTCGATCATTTGCGACGACTCTTCCTGAACCATCAGCATCACTGCGCTGGCCACTGTAGCCTCGATCGAAAACACAAGGTTCGTCCCACCCCAATCCGGGTCATAGCCGCGCGTGAAGTGAAGAAACAGCGACGACCCGATGAACACGCAAACCAATTTGAGAAAGTTGCGCGGCTTGCGAATCGTCAGGTATAGGCGCAGGACGAAATTCATCACTTGTCTGCCTTCGTGTTGATGAGCGCCACGATGTCGTCAAGCTTCTTGAAGATCGCCTTCTCGAACTCGCGGTGCTCGGTCTTCATCTGGTAGTGTTCGGCGACATGCGCTTGGTATTTCAGGAATGACTTCTCCAGGTCATCGACCTTTTCGTGAGCGCTATCCGTTGCCTCTTTCGAATGGTCTGAATGCCGGTCGAACCGGTTGAAAATCCACATCACCATCGAGCCGATGATCGCGGAGATGATGTAACCTGCGCCGCCGTCCAAATTCATGTAACACCCCGTAGTCTGTGTTTTTTATGAAATCAAGAGCCAGCGGTACGCACAGCCCATCCAAACCCAATGTTCGACGTCGCTGACGCATTCGCCGAGATAGTGAAAGTGGTCGCAGTGACCGTGCTGATCCAGAACGTCGAAATGCCGGCCGCGGGCGGACTGCCGGTCGGAGTCAACAGAATCTCGTACCCTTGCGGCTGGACATCAAGACCGTGCGAAACCACAACAGACGAGTTGCCAGAAAGCATCGTCGCATTGCCCGAGTTCGATGTTTTGTAGCCAACGTTGTGGTGGATGTACTTTCCTGGGCTTGCCGCACTGCCGTCAAAGACGTTTCCGCCGTTGCCACGAATGTCGCAGTCAGCGATAACGAAATTCGTCGATGACCCCGAGTCAATTGTGATGCCGTGCCCGCTGTTGCCTGTGCCCCCACCAAAATTGCCGAGCGAAGCGCCGATGATCGACCAATCACTTTGATTTGCGGCAACATGGAAGCCATTCGCGTTTTGCGAGAAACCTCCGCCATTGATTCGGACATCGTCTCCGTTCGTCAACAAGATACCGTCGCCGGCATTGTTGATGCATTGCGGGTCGACGAAGTGAATAGCCGAGCAGGTGCCAGTACCCAAGTTATTAATCTCGCACCCGTGCGATCCGTTGTTACCAAACCAACAGTTGCTGAAACGCACGTTATTTACGCTGCCGGTCGATGACGGCAAGATCGAAACGCCACGCTGGACGTTGCTATCAAAAAATGTGTTATCTGACCAAACGGCGTATGCGAGTTGAGAGGCCCCGGGGCTGATAATCATGCCGGTCCCCTGATGCTGAATTTCACATTGCACGATTCGCAGATCATTTGTCTGGTTCACGGTGATCCCGAAGGCAGGCTGGCTACCTACGGGCGCATCCATGATGATGTTCATGATCAATTGATTGAATCCGGCTGCCGTGGCGCCAACAAAAATCGAGCGCCCTGCCGTAGCAACCGTATTGCGGATTGTGCCGTCGCGGATAGTCGCGATCGTCGAGCTGAAGCTGATCGCCGTGTATGCACCAAAGATCGAGAAGTCTCTGAGCGTGTGCGTCGCACCTGACAAGAAATTGACGGTCGTGCCGCCAGTACGGGTAACGCTGTGCACGACGTTGAATCCAGCCAGTTCAACGTCTGACGCTATGATGTCGAACACATCGGCACTAGCTGAACTGCATGTGAAGGTCGTGCCATACTCGAATTCGCCAAGCAACTTGAAGTTGTTGACCGAGATATTTACGGTTCCAGCGATCAGGTAAGTCCCGGACGGCACAAACAGGCATTGTCCGGCCATATGCGCGATCGCATTGTTGAATGCAGCCGTATCGTCCGTTGTGCCATCCCCATGTACACCCCACTGTTTCGCAGAAAGGCGGGTCGAGTATTGAAGCTTCCAGCGGCCACCGTCTGCCGCAACGATGATCGTGCCGCCGTTGTCGGCGCTGGTGGTATCGCTCGGATCAAGCTGATACGCACCACCGCCGCCATCATGAGCAGCGTAGTAGCCGGTCACGAATGCGCGGGTATAGATCGCCGAGGTGAGTGCTCGCAGGCTAGCAATACTGTCGACCGTGCGGTTGAGGATATTGCCCCACGTAAGTTGCGCATCGCCGACCGTCTGATTGGGCGGCACGTAGAGCGACAAAGTCGTGCCGCCGACGATATAGACCTTATTCACCCCTACCGGAATCGGTGACGTAAAAATGATCTGCGTGCCATTCAGCGAGTACTGGTCAGTGCCTTGGTAGGTCCCATCGAAATGCACGCTAACGTTGGCTGGCGTACCGTACGCCTTCGACAACGTGAGGGTCGTTGTCACGCCTGGCGTGAAATTCACGCCGGCAACGAACGGCCCTTCGCTTGTCAGATTGCCAGCCCCTACGCTTGCCGTGATCGGATAGGTGATCGCATTGCCGTTGACGTCAAAACCAACAAGCTGATTGGCACGCGCCCCGGCCGGCGGTAAGACGAGATTCTTCGGGGACGCAGAAATCGGAACGGTCAGAGCCAGGCCAAGCTGTTGAGCGAGTTGCTGGGTCTGCATCGTCAGGTAATCGAGAGAGTTCTCGACCACATTCGGATAAAAGCCTGACTGGTTCACCAGATCGGTGAGTTGTTGATACGTGACGACACGCTGAATCGTCAGGCTCGTTCCGGTTGCGATCGGGCTGCCGACGAGGGGGTATGTGATTGCGCCACCGACAGCAGACCCAATGCCGGTCACACTGTACGTGCTCTGATTTAACAGAGAAACGTTACCTGTCGCGTCCGTGTAGTAGACGAACAGCTCGGAGGCGAGCGGTACCGGGAACATGAAAGAGAAGCTCGTGGTGAGCCCGTTCCCCTGCACGACGACAGTGTTCGAAGTAGTCGAGATCGTCAAGGCATACCCCTTTTGGGCATTGCCTTGCGACCGCACGAGCTACAACGTGGAATGTGTTCCCGGCGTGCGCAAGTTGTGGATTACTGATTTCCTTGTCCAAGAGCCAACCCACGGGCAAGATCTGCTGCGCCCTTCGGGTGTTGTTTTCCGCTCTTGACATCCGCTGCATATTGTAGCGTAGTCCCAATCTGTCCGGCACCCGGAATCGCTAACCCAATGGCATTTCCGAGATCCTTAATGGGTGCTTTTGGTTGCTTACCGTGAGCTGCGTCCCATGCATCCTTGAATGGTTTGCCACCAGCCGAAAGCGCACGCATCAGCGGCGACAGGCCGGCATCGTTGAAACCTTTCAGGGCCGACCACGCGTCACGCAATCCAGGCACCATACCGGCGAATTCCCCGGTGATAGCCTTGGCCGCCCACTCTCCGAATCCCTCGCCCTTGTGTTGCTTCTCGACGACACCGGCCGCGAGAGCCGGGACGATCGACGCCATCAGGAATCGAGCCAGCACTTCCGGCTTCGAAAAGCCAGAAGTCCGAAGCTTGTCCGCCATGTCCATCGTCTGACCAAGACTGTTGTTCATGAAGCCGTAGAGCGTAGTCATCATCTTGACAGCCTCGCTCTTGCTCTGAAGGATGCGAGAGCGGGCCGACTCGATCTGGCTACCGTGAGCCTCACGGACGATCTGGTTCGCGTATTCGATCGCATCCGCTTCGCTCATCGGCTTGCCAGTGCCGCCACGGTTGGTCGGGATGCCTTCGGTGATTGCGCGGTCATACGCAGCCCACGCCGTGGGGACTGCGGACAGCAGGTCTAGATACGCGACGCCGGCATGACCAAACCGCTCAGCCTTCGAATGGAAACTCTCTGGCTCGAACATCGATGCGGTTGTCTGGCGGTAGTCCCGATCCTGCTGCATGGCGCGCGCCCGAATCTCCGGGAACTTCTCGATCGCCCCTTCCATCATGCCAGCGTGGTCGGTAGCCATCTGAGCCGCACGGGCGAGGAAGTATTTGTTGCCGCCGCCCGAGAAATNCCCCGACGACTTGAACAGGGCGGAGCCGCCATGCTTGATCATCGTCGAGATTCGCAGGGCAATTCCGTTCGCGACCAGCATGTGTCGGGTCGACTCCATGATCTTGCCGAGGCGGCTCATCTGCGCGTCCGTATTCGGGCCGTTCGCCAAGTCACCAACCCATTCCTGCATCGCCTTGTACTGCTCGGTTCCATAGGTCAACTGGAACTGGCGCCGGAAGTCATGACTCGACAGGATCTTGTGCGCGTCGAGCAATGCCTCGCGATAGGCAAGATCATGAATCGTGTCATGCAGACGTCGTTCGATCGAATGGAATCCAAGGTCGAGCCGATCGAAATAGTTCGTCCGTGCGTTCAATGAGCCGTTGGTCGTCGTGTCAGCGCGAAAATACCCCTTGCCGAACAGACCTTCACTCGGGTTGATGGCAGTCGCGTCGGACTTCCTGACCGCCAGTTTCGAGCGGATCGGATCGTAATCGATCGGAGCATAGCCCCCCTTCATCTCGATACCATCCGGCGTGCGGAACGGCCGCGGCTCGATGTGGTCGGGTGAGACATTCCCCAGGCGCTGGTTCATCGCAACCATGTCAGGCCAGTGGCGCTCGAATGCATCCCACGTTGCCTGAGTCGCCTTCCAGTCGGCCGGCGTCATGTTCTCGTGCAGGAACGCCCAGACGTCCCGGCCATCCCATTCCATGCCGCGGGTAAGCTTTTCGAAGTTAGATTCGTTGCCAACGTGGCGAGCGATACCGAGCATGTCGCCGCGAGTCAGGCGCCGGTAGACGGTTTCACCCATCTCCTGCGTCAGATCGGCATCGATCAGTCGGCTGTTCGGTACCAAGTCACTCAGCGACTTCTGCCAGTCCACACCGAGTTCTCCAGCCACCGACCGGAAGTCATCGGCCAGCGTCTTGAGCATGTCGATCTTGCGATAGTTCGCATCGAACACCCGATCGAAGATCGCGCGGGTGAACGGGCCCAACACTTCGTGCTGGTCGAACTGGTTGGCCTTGAACTGCTGAGGTTTCAGTTCTGCAACAGAAGCCCTAAGCCACGATGCCATGCGGTCGAGCGCAACCCGGACGAATGGGTCGGTCCCGACACGGGGACGATCGACAATCTCCTGCATGGAGAACTGTTCGCCGCGGGCCTTCATCTTGTCGACGAGATCACCAACGATTTCGTCCAGCGCCATCCGCTTGCCGGCGACCGTAACCGTCTTACGTTCCTTGGCAATCTGCTCGAGCGAACGGATCGTGTCGTTGAAACCCCGAAGCTGCTCGACCGTCATGTCCTTGTAATGCATGCGGACAGCAGGATCGAGCATGCTGGGGTTTTCGACCGGAGCGTATCCATACGCCTTCTGCGTATCCATCCAGTCCTGAAGCGACACCTGCTGCTTGGTCGGGCCTTCGGGCGGTTTCTGGCGGAAATCGAATCGCTCGCGCAGTGCGTCGATTTGCTCGAGCACATCCGGATCCATCTTCGCGCGGATGCTGGCCTTGTCGTAACGGGCCTGCGACGACACGATCTTCTTGATGTCGGCGATCGCATCTCGCGCAGCCTTCGCAAGCCGGTTGGACAGCAGCGCCTGGCGTTGTGCCTCGATGGCCTTCTCGGGGCTTTTCGGCGCCTGAGCTATTGCTTCTCGGTTGGCCTTCGTCTCGGCGACTTCATGCTGGCGCGGGTTGACGTCACGCACACGTTTCTGTGCGATAGCCGACTGCGCCGCCTCGTCTGCCGCTTTCGTCAAGTCACGCACCGGAACCGGAGACTTCGCGAGGATCTTCAACCCGGTCGCCATGAAACGGGCGCGGGCTTCGTTGTGGATAGCTTCGTTCGCCGCGTCCTCGATCGCCTGCGGATCGACCAGTTCGCCATGGCGTTCCAACATTCGCTGGTCGGTCAGGGCATCGATCTTTTGCTCGGGCGTTGCCTCTCGCAATGCCTCCATCAGTTCCTTGCCACTGCCAAAACCAAACTGCTCGGCCACGAGATCGGGAGGGACACGAATAGTCGCGCTGTCCGGCTGAGGGTGTTGTTTCTCCCATTCCAGCATCCGTCGCTCGGTTTCGTTCGCCATCTCGCGCTTGACCTTCGCAAGGTATTGGCCTTTCTTGATGCCAGCCAATCCTTCTGCCTCAGGGCGAGCCAGATATTCCGCCTTAACGTCGTTGGCAGTTTGTTGTTCAACGGCGGCTCGCTCCTTTTTCCAGTTATCGCGAGGCGTAGCTGGCTTCTCTGGTTTGGGATTGGCTTCGTCCCATTGCTTCTGACGTTGCTCTGCCGCGGCGTCGCGTTGCGCAATCCATTCTTTGCGCTCTGCGTTGTAGCGTGCACGATCTTCGGCGTTCGGCTTCTTGCCTGAAACCTGCGGAGCAATCGACGGCTCAGGATTGGCAGCTACCCAAGCCTGCATAGACGCGTCTGCAGACTCAGCCCGGTTGGCCTGCCACTGCTCTCGATCAGCCTTATAGGTAGCAGTTTCTGGGTTCAGGTCGAGATTCATCTCCGCGATATGAGCGCGCGCCTTCTCGACTGGCGTCTCCATCACTTCCTTCTCAGCCTCGGCGCGGACCATGCCGCGCGCCTCGCTTGCCTCCTGCTGGATGCGCTTGAGAGCCTTCGACTTGGCACGGCTCGCCCACTTCATGTCCTTCAGGCTGCGTTCCTGCATGTCTGACACGGCCTGATCCGTAGCCTTCTGCCCCAGTGCGGCATAGTCCGAAAGCTGCTTATCGGTCGCGCCTGACTTCGACAGGTCAAGCGGCGCATATCCACGTGCGGCCTCCGTCTCACGGATCGCCTGATCCGATGCGAGCAGCCGGTCGAACACTCCACGTACCTCGGGACTCAGTTGAACCCCGAGAGACGCGACGCTGCGGTAGAGGTTGACCAGCCACGAGCGGAACCGCGCGAACAAGGGCTGAAGCGCTTGCGTCGGCGCCTTCCCTTCCATCAGATACGACTCGAAGCCGCGGGCGAACTTCTCGTGCATATCGCGCTGCTGCTCAAG